CGAGCCCGAGGGTTGTTAGCTTTACAGTCTTTAAGAGTGTTGAAGTATTTCATCTCATTCTCCCATGTAAAATTGAGTAGATCCGTTGTCCCGGCAGTCTAAGCAGGCAAGCCATAACACCCGGCCGGTTAGTGTCTCGTTTGACTCTATTTGTAGTTGTTCGGGATCGTCATAGCCTATGTGAGTCAAGTAGTTGATTGCATCGGAACGATCACACTTTACAGTGTCAAACATCATTATTTGAGAAATAGCCGTGTCGCATGATCCCCATCTCGGCAGGCTATCGATACGATCCTGTGGTATTTCCGTGAATTCATTAAGCTTAAAAGTGATGTGCATAAGTGTCTCCAATTAAAATTGTAAACGGCCAAATGGCTTGTTGTTTGAAACTTCAGTGATCTCAGCGCCAAATTCATCTATTTCAATGCTTACATCCTGCAGAGTTACATTGTCGTGGACCTGATCGTTGTCGATTAAGATCTGTAAGACATCTTGTTGCGTAGATGGCAATGCATCAGTTTCAAGCTGATATCCACGAACATCATTTACGTCATAGCCATCTTCCTGATTTCCCCAAACATCAAAGTAATGAACAAATTGTAGCTTCATGAGTGTCTCCTCTGCCCGGTATTGGGCAATTAAATTCAAGCAATAGCTAGGCCAATTGGTTTTCGGACTCAGGTTCATCGTGGTAGGACCCGTCGGCGTGCTCAAAGATAATTTCGTCAGTCACGAGTGAATCAAGGTAGTCGACAAAACCACACCTGTAAGCGATAGGATCGACGGTCTTAAGAGTGGTACTAGGCAAATATTTGTAGCCACAAATATCAATCATTTCGTAACAGTCATCCAACATTTCGTTGTACATAGACTCTAAGTCACGTGTTGAATATTGCATTGAGTGTCTCCTGTATGCCCAACATCGGGCAACTGTGTTAAAGCAAGATTAATGCCAATCACTTGTTGCAGTGTGCTAGTGCTGATAGGTATCCATTCATGAAAGATCGAATCTGATCGTAGATCTCACGCTTAGTGCCACGTGGTCCACAGCCTGTTATTCCGCCGAACTCATTCACCATTTGGACTAATCGAACGCCGCCGTAGCTATAGTCAAGGTGGTAGTTGCCCACATTAGCCACAAGACCTGAGTCAGTCTTAGTGTATGACTCTGTCGGTGATGCTGTAATGTGGTTGAGACGTGTGACAATTGCTGACAACTGTTTGTCTGTGATTCTCATGGGTGTCCCCTTATAGCTCGGCATTGAGCTTGTTAGGCTCAGAGCTAGAAACATGCCAACTAATTGTGCTAACAATATTGAGTAAAGTGATCGCTACCAGCGTCTAAGGATCAGACAGTGACTAAAGAAAATAAGACACGCCGTAAGCCTGGACCTAAACCCAAGAAAATCGATCTGGACGTGGCATATGAGAAAGCACGTGAGGGTGCTGACTATCCGACAATTCAGAAGGCGCTTGGTAGAGCCCCGAATGACAGCAACTTTGCGAATTTACAGAAGAAACATCCGGAATTAAAACAGGCTATAAAGAGAGGCAGAGAAGAGAATATACAGGAGCACGTTGATCAAGTCATACCGATGGCACAATGGGCGATAAGGGAGATATTGAGTAATCCGGAGCATCCGGGGTTTACGGCTGCGACCTTGTTTATACATAAGACGCAAATGGGTTTTAGGGAGACTAATAAGGTCGAAGTGTCGGGACAGGTAGACCACGTGCACAGCCTGAGTCCCGAGGATAGGCAGAGACGGATAGAGGAGCTCAGGAAACAGCTTGAGTCAGATACTATAGAGGCAGAGGTGAGCAATGACACCACAGGAACGTGAGGCCAAAGAGCGTGAGTTGCTGCAGCTACTGGAGTTGGAGCTCGCCGAGCGTAAGAAACTAGCCTTCAACCCGACTCTATTCGACCACCAGCGTGCTTTCATGCAGGATACCCGGAAGCTGAAGGCAGCTTTGTGCAGTAGACGGGCAGGGAAGTCTCATATGGCAGGATGCTACGTGATAGCTGAGGCCCTGAAACATCCTAAATGCACCGTTCCTTATGTTGCGCTCACTCGTGGTCATGCCAAACGTATCATGTGGCGTACACTATTAGATCTGACGAGACCCTATAGCCCTCAGGTGAACCTCACAGAGCTCCGCATCACACTACCCAATGGCTCTGATATCGTTCTAGCAGGTGCTAATGATGAGGCTACGGCAGAGGTATTTCGTGGTCAGAAGTTTCCTTTAGTGGTGTTAGACGAGTGTGCATCCTTCAGATCACACTTCAAAGAGATGGTCGAAGAGGTGATAGAGCCTGCTTTAATCGACTATAACGGCACACTCGCAATGATCGGAACACCTTCAGCTGCATGCCGAGGCTTATTCTTTGATGCTACTACTAACAAGGACTCACCCTACAGCGTTCACAGATGGACCATTCTCGATAATCCATTCATTCCACACGCTAAAACATGGCTTGCAGAGCGCATGAAGGAACGTGGCTGGACAGAGGAAACACCAGCATATCGTCGTGAGTGGCTTGGTGAGTGGGTTGCTTCAACTGATAGTCAGGTCTACGCTTTCAGCAAAGAGCGCAACATAGCCACAGCGATACCAAACAAGCTCGACTATATCCTTGGGATTGACCTTGGATACGACGATGAAACTGCCTTTGTAGTTGTAGGCTATCGTCCAGATGATCCGACCGTGTACGTCGTAGAAACGTATGCCAAGAGCGAAATGATCATCAGCGACATCATCCGCAAGATTGAGGAACTAACAGAGCGATACAAGTCCTTTGCACGTATCGTTGCCGACACTGGCGGCCTTGGTAAGCAAATAGCTGCAGAGCTCAGGAAGCGCTACGGCGTTCCAGTGTTCCCTGCGGAAAAGACTCAAAAGGCTGAGTTTATACAGCTTGTGAATGACGACTTCCGCTCAGGCAGGGTTCAAGTCATGCCCAGCGAAATCAATTTCATTGAGGAAATCAGCGCACTTCAATGGGACGAGGAAAAGGAAGGTCGCTTTATCGAAGATCCACGCTTTGCAAACCACCGCTGTGACGCTTTCCTCTACGCTTGGAGAGAGTCGAATCACTACCTGCAAAAGACACCTGACAAGGCTCCTGAGCCCTTCTCAGACAGCTGGTACAAGCAAGAAGAAGACAGGATGTTAAAAGAGATTCAACGTCAATTTGAAGATGACAAGAAAAGAGAGGAGTTCCTGCTATGATAGACTCTGAGAAACTAGCTTTAATTCTAAAGGTGTGTCGTGAGCACGGAGTAGACTACATTGAGTCGGAAGGTGTCACTATCAGATTTTCACCATTGGCTCTGTCATTGCCAATGGAACAATCTGGCAAAATCATACCGGATATTCAGTCATATTCAAGCCTTAGAGATTACGACTCACTACACGGAATACCTTCAATCGACGAGGATAGCTTATCATGATCCAAGGAAAACAGTGGTACGACAGCGATCTGAGCGAAAAGCAGCGGGCAGAATACCTTTTTGGACTACTGAAGACCCTTGATCAGAGTCAGACTGGTGTGCAGCAAAACAACCTGAGATGCCTGAGGCTCTACAACAATCAAGAGATCACAGGGCTCTCGATAGCCAATTACGTTCTCTCTTCGACACCCGGCAATATCGGCGTTGCGAGACAGAATAGACTCACCCTCAACGTCATCAAGTCATCTATCGACACTCTGATCTCAAAGATGGCCAAAGACCGCATAGCTCCGACGTTCCTAACCTCAAATGCTCCATGGTCCAAGCAACGGCAGGCAGAGAAACTGACCAAATGGATGAAGGGTGCTTTCTACGGAGCGAGGCTTCATGAGGTCGCTCCGCTGGTACTGAGAGACGCTGCAATATTCGGCACTGGCTTTCTCAAAGTCTATGCCGAGGATGGCAAGATCTGTGCAGAGCGAGTCTTTCCCGACGAGATTACAGTAGACCTCAATGATGCATACTACGGTGAGCCAGAGTGTATGTATCAGAGAAAATTTGTCTCGAGATCGTCTTTGCTTAAAAAGTTTGCTGATGACCCTGACAAAGTAGCTATCATCAAAAAGGCCCAGACTGTTCAAGGTCACGGTCCAATGTACACAAGCGAGGTCGTCCAGATCGTCGAAGCTTGGAGACTCCCCAATAGTAAGGGCGAGGATGGACACCATATCATCTCACTCGACTCAGGCTGCCTTGTTTGTGAAGAGTACACCCGTGAGCGATTCCCGTTTGTAGCTATTAGATACACGGTTCAGCCCGTAGGCTACTTTGGCTCAAGTATCACGGAAGACCTCTTAGGCATTCAGATTGAGATTAACCGTCTCGCTATGCACATTCAGCAGTCAATGAGACTTATCTCCAATCCTCGAGTGTTTATCGAAGAAGGCTCTTCCGTAAACACCAATCAGCTCACGAACGAGATCGGCGGGATTGTGAAGTACCGTGGAACACCACCAACTATTCAGGTTGCTCAGTCTGTTTCGCCCGAGCTCTTCAGACAATTAGACTCACTATATAATAGAGCGTATGAAGTGGCGGGCATCTCACAGCTAGCTGCTGCATCAAAGAACATCCTCGGTGCGAACGCTTCGGGACGTGCTCTCCGTGAGATGACAGATATCCAATCTGACAGATTCGCTCTGACAAGCTTCCAATATCAGCAATTCCACCTCGACGCTGCACAACTGTTCATTGATGAGGCAAAAGCACTAGCTAAGGCTGGCAAGCCTGTACCATCTAAGTCATTCGACAGAAAGAATGGACTTGAGAGTATCGATTGGCGTGAGATCGATCTTCAAGATGACGAGTACGTGATGCAGTGCTTCCCGGCATCGGCTCTGCCTGATCAACCCGGTGCACGCATTGAGTCTGTCCGTGAGTTGATGCAAATGGGAATGATCGACCCAGACACAGCTCAAGAGCTTCTCGACTTTCCAGACCTCGATAAGTACACAGGGCTTGCAGTCGCACCGACACGCATAGTTCAGAAGCTTATCGAGAAGATGCTAGAGGACGGCGAGTATATTCCACCAGAGCCATACCTGCCAGTTGATAAGATGCAGCGCATGGCACAGCTCTATTACTGTGATGCTCAAGTTAGAGGCATGGAAGAGGATAAGCTTGATCTGCTTAGACAGTTTATCGACGCATGTGGACTCATGATCGCTCAAGCGACACAGTCACCGATGCCACAGGCCCCTGCTC